ATTCTGGATCGGGCGGAGGTTCCTTTGGGATGCCGCCGGTTTTTAATGCCCGTGAACACTTGGGCGATGACGGTTCTTTTAAGGCTGACTGGTGGAAAGCGGCCGGCGTTTCTGAAGGTCTCGGCAAGAAGTTCACCCGCCCGGAAGCGCTGGCTCGCTCGTATGAGTCGCTCGAAGCGAAGATCAGCGCCAAGGGTCTAATCGTTCCCGGCCCAACCGCCTCCAAGGAGGAGCGCGATGCGTTCTTTACCGCCCTAGGCCGGCCGGCGAAGCCTGAGGAGTACGGTCTCACCAAGCCGGACAAGATCGGTGATAAACCCGTGCCGGATGCGGTGTGGGATAAAGACCGCGCTACCCGCTGGCAGGCCAAACTGCATGAACTCGGCGTCTCGAAGGATGTCGCGCAGAAGATCGCCATGGCAGCCACCGAAGAAAGCTTTCAGGCGTACGAAGGTCTAGAAGCCTCCAAGGCGCAGATGCAGGCCGCCAACAAGGCAGCCTTGCAGAAGGAATTTGGCACCGATTACAACGTGCAGATGGCACGGGCAGCGCGGGCCGCACAGGAGTTTGGCGGCAAGGAATTGATGGAGCATCCGGGTCTCGCGAATGATCCGGTGATGATCCGGACACTCGCCAAGATTGGCGCCGCCTTCGGTGAGCGGCCGGGCGCCGGGGTTCGCCAGCAGGCCGGCAATGACGGCATGACGGCGGCGGAGGCAAAGGTGGCCGGCCAGAAGCTCACGCAAGAGATCGCGGCGAAGACAAAGGCAGACCGCAACTGGGGCAACTCCCCGGAGGCGCAAGCGCTCAAAGCCAAGAAGAGCGAGCTCTTCAAGGTGGCCTTCCCCGAGCCGTCGCGCTGAACCACATTCCCCTGCTCACCGGGATAACCGGGAGACCCTCACTCCTAGCGGGGTGGGGGTTTTTTCTTGCATGTGTCCGGCGCGGCGTGCATTGCTGGAAACGTAGAGCGCCTGTGGACAACTCGCCTAGCGAGCCCAAAGAAGCGACTTCCTGACGAGTCGAGCCCCGTGACGGCATGGGACAACTCAGGAAACTCGGCTGAAACGCATCGTTTCACCAATCGCCCAGCAATGGGCTTTTCTTCCCATGTCTCTCCAAATCACTTCCGCTTTCGTTGAGGAATATTCTGCCAACGTGGAATATCTCGCTCAGCAGACCAGCTCGCGCCTCGCGAGCCGTGTGCGGGTGGAGTCGCAGAAGGGCAAATCTCGCTTCTACGAGCAGATTGGACCCGCAACTGCCGTCCGCGTGACCTCACGCCATCAGGACACTCCCCGCATCGACACGAATCATCAACGCCGGGCAACGTATTTGAATAATTACGTCGCCTCGGATCTCATCGACCAGCTTGACGAAGTTGAGATGCTGATCGACGCGCAGAGCGCCTACGCGAACAACTTCGCGATGGCCTTCGAGCGTGCGAAGGATCTCGAAATCATCAGCGCCGCGACCGGCACCGCCTACGCGGATGTGGGCGGCGGCAATGGTGTCGTTTCGGCGGTCACCTTCCCGGCCGCTCAGCAGGTTCCCGTCACCTTCATTCAGGGCGGCGGCGTGGGCGCAAACTCCGGTTTGACGCTCGCCAAGCTGATTCAGGCGAAGTCGCTTCTGGCTCGTGCCGAATATCCCGAGGGCTCGCGCCTCGTGTTCGCCTACCGCCAGCAGCAGCTCGACAATCTCCTGCTCAATGTTTCCGCCATCAATGATATCCACACCGCTGCCGTAAAGGCGCTAGTGGCCGGCGAAGTGAACTACTTCCTCGGCATGGATTTCGTCCGCACGCAGCTCTTGCTGAACAGCGTGCCCGGCGGCGGCACTGGCACCGATACGGTCACGACCAACGTGGCCTATGTCGAAACCGGCATCCTCCTCGCCATCGGCCAAGACAAGAAGGGCCGCATCAGCGAGCGCGATGACAAGAACTACAGCGTTCAAGTCTGGTACGGCATGAGCATCGGGGCAACCCGCATGCAGGAGCCGTATGTCGTCTCAGTCGCTTGCGACGAGAACACTGTCTCGTAACCGGGGAGCCTACCCACAACTAAGGAATAAACTACCATGGCTATTTGGCAATCCTCCCTCTACACCACTCAGGTTCCCGCTCTCGGGAAGTCTGAGGCGGTCCAGTATCCGCTGGCGAAGAACGCTCGCGGAAAACTGCGCATCGTGCAGATTCCGTACACCCTCGTGGGCACGGAAGCGGCGAATGACCTCATCTACCTCACGATGCTGCAACCGGGTGACCGTGTTCTCCCGCAGTATTCAAAGGTGACGGGTCAGAATCCCGGCACGACACTGACGATCCAGATCGGTGACTCGGTGACGGTCAATCGCTACTCGGGCACGCTCACGCTGTCCGGCGCCGCGACGGATCTGTTCTTCTCGTCCACGCCCGGCACCACGCTGTACGCGCCGACCGACATTACGCTTCCCGCGTATCTGCCGGCCAGCCCGCCCCAGCCTGTGCCGCCTCCGAATCCGTTGGATCAAACCATCGTGATCTGCAAGGTGATCTCGGCTGCCTCTCTGACGGCCGCACAGATCATTCTGTTCTCGCTGGCAGTCGTGGGCGAATAAGCCCGCTGTTCGTTCTCATTCCCTCCCCGCCGTGGTTGGCTCGGGGAGGGTTTTATCGGGGTGCCCGGTGGGGGAGAGATCCCTCATCGGGCTTCCTCGTAATTACAACCCCCTCCTTTCATGAAGCTGGCTGACGTTGACCTCTGCAATCTGGCGCTAGATCAAATCGCGCAGACGAATATCACCAGCCTGAATGACGGCACGGATGCCTCGGCTAAGTGCGCCCGCAGCTACAACCAGACCGTGCGTTACGTGCTGCGCAGCGGCCGCTGGAAGAGCGCTCGCGTGAAGTTGCAGCTCGCGCAGACCGCAAACATGTTCGATCCTGCCGTGGTCGCTACGAACGGAACACAGGGCAACGTGGGCACGCCCGTGGGCGGTTGGCCGCCCGGAGCGAATTATACGGTGATCACGGATCCGGCCGGCTCACTCGATGAAGGGCCGGCGTACGGGGATCCGCAGATGGCGTATCCCTACCAGCTCCCGCCCGATTATCTGCGCCTTGTGCGGTTCAATGATGTGGACAGCGCAACCACCTCGTATCCCTTTTGGGCTATCCGGGGTAATCAGATCTGGTCGAATCAGACCCAAGCCTTTCTTGAGTACGTGCGGGATGTGACGATTACCGGCGTACAGGGCTCGAATCCTCCAAGCATCGGTGACCTCGATTCCGACCTGCAAGAAGTGATCATCAAGGGTCTCGCCGCCCGGTTGGCGTGGATATTCCAGCAGTCGACCAAGCTGCAAGACCAGCTCAAAAAAGAGTACGACATGATGCTCGCTCGGGCGCTGGCGATTGATTCCCGGTCGGAACGGATCGCCCTTCGCAGTCCTTATATTGATTCCGGCTGGATCCGTGCCCGCTGGATCTCGACGGCGAAGTGAGCCATGGAAAAGAACGTCGCGATTAATAACTTCTCGGCCGGGGAGTGGACACCATTCCTCGACGGCCGCACGGACCTCGCCAAGTACGGGAGCGCGTGCACGAAGCTGGAGAACTTCCGGCCGCTGCCATGGGGCGGGGCCACGTTTCGCTCGGGAACATTGCAGTTCGGTCTAGCCAAGAACGGCGGTAGTCCTTGCCGGCTGATTCCCTTCAACTACTCGACCGCGCTCTCCTTTGTCATCGAACTCGGCAACCAGTATTTGCGGATCTGGCAGTCGAACGGCACGCCGGTAACGACAACGGCAACGGTTCTATGGGTGAGCGGCTCGCCCTACGTGGTCGGGAACTATGTGCAGGATCCGGGCGACTCAAATAACACTTACTACTGCATCGCGAACGTGAGCGGCCCGACGCAGCCGCACAGTGACGGCTCGCACTGGAGCAAACAGACCATCCTCGAAATTCCGACCCCCTACTTTCCCGCACAGATAAGGCAGGTGCACGTGCGCCAGATCAACGCGCAGATGCGCATGACTATTTCGGGCGTAACGCCGTACACTCTGACGTACCTCGGCGGTAACTCGTGGACGTTTATCCCGACCGTCTTCAAGTATCCGGTGCTCATGGATCAGAATTCGGCGCAAAGCCTGAAACTGTCGCTTTCGAGTATCACACAGGGCGGCAGCGCCACTATGACGGCATCGGCGCCCACGTGGTTGACTGGCACCTATTACATTCCCCGGACCTACGTGCTCAACTCGGGCAGCCTGTATGTCTGCCAAGTGGCGCACACCTCGGGGACGTTCAACACAGACCTGTTCAATGGTCTGTGGCAGTTGGTGACCTTCTTCAACTCCAGCCATGTCGGATCTCAGTGGGAGATTCAGACCCTCAACCCGGCGAGTTCGGTGCTCGTGGACATGAATAATCAGAGTGTCGGGGTGCCGTTCCACTCGGCGTCTGTCATCGTGCAAGGGGCGTGGAACTTCACGACGAGTCAATTTTGGTGGGGTACGGTCTCGGTAGATCGGAGCATCGACGGCGGAACGACTTGGGTGGTCATCCGGACCTTCTCCGCCAAGTCGGACCAGAATTACGCGACGAGCGGCACAGAGCCGGCTCCAACCATCGGGGCGCCGCAAGTGCTCTACCGGATCACGTACACACAGGCCGGGGCGCCGTTCGCCGGGTCAATTTGGGTGGGCGCCGCACCGTCGCAATACTCCTACGCGCAAGCCTCTCTCGTGGTGCAATCCGCCTACGTGGCCGGCGTGGTGACGGTAACCTCCTACGTGGATCCGCTCGACGTCTTTGTGACGATCAATCTGGCGCCGCTCTCGGGCGCCGCCTCCTACCTCTGGAGCGAGGGCGCTTTCTCTGCTTACCGGGGTTTCCCCGCCACCATCGGCTTCTATGAGCAAAGACTTCTCTACTCGGGCACCGCCGCGCAGCCTAATCGGGTGTGGGGCTCGGTCACCGGGGACTTCGATAACTTCCAGTATTCAAGTAATGACGATGGAGCCGTGGCTTTCCAACCGGCGGTCTGCCAGCAGAATCAAGTGGGGTGGATCGGCACCATTCTCCGCATTCACCTTGGAACTTCGGGCGAGGAGATATTGATGGCATCGGGCAACCTCGACGAAGCCCTTACGCCATCGAACGTGACGATGCGGGCGCAGAGTTTCTACGGCTCGGCGGCTTTCCAGCCGCTCCTGCTCTCGAACTCGATTCTGTTTGTGGAGCGAAACGGTCTGCGCATTCGCGAGATGCGGGAGCTTTCGCCCTACGTGGTCCCGACTGACTTCATTGCGCCGGACCTCACTCTCTTATCGGAGCACATCCTCGGGCCGGGGCTTTTTCAGATGGACTTCGGGCGCCTGCCGGATCCGCTCTGCTATTTCGTGCGCTCGGATGGACAGATGGCGGTTCTCACCTACAACCGGGAACAGAATATCACCTCATGGGGCCGATACACCACACAGGGGAACTTTGAGAGTGTGGCTTGTATCTACGGGGCGCCGGCGGATGTGGTGTGGGTGAGCGTCAAGCGTCACCTCAACGGGGTGGATGTGCGGTCAATCGAAGCCTTCACTGTCGATCCGGCCAGTTTCCCGAACATTCAGACAAACATGCTCCTCGACTGTGGGGCTCAGTTTTTGGGCGGCATCGGCTTCATTCCGGGGGCAACTCAGCTTGTCGCCGCGCTGCCGAACATGAAAAACACGGTCGTGACGGCGGTAATTGACGGGGCGGAGTACGTCGGGCTCACGGTGGACAATAACGGCACGCTCACCTTCCCGCCGAATGTGACGGCGACGAATGCGGTCAATGTCGGGCTGCCCTATGTGGGCCAGATCTCGCCCATGAAGCCGGAAATGGAGTCACAGGAGGGCGCTAGCCAAGGCAGGAAGCGCCGGATCAAGGAAATCGTCCTGCGCGTGCGGAATTCGGTCTCGGTGGAGTTCGCCGGCGGGGACAATCCGACCACTTTCAATGAGTGTCAGTTCCGGTCGACGCTCGACGCCTTGGGCTCAATGACTCCGCTGGGTGGGCCGGCCGGGAACGTCAATGGCATCGTGGATATCCCTCTGCCCGGCCCGTGGCCGGAAGGGAACGACTTTTCCGGCAAGATTACCCTCCAGCAGCAGCATCCGTTTCCGTTGACTATTTTGGGGGTGTTCACGAAGTTCGCCGTACTCGATTGACCCAAGCCCATGAACGAACTCGCCACCATCCTGCCCGAAATTGAGAAGGTGGAGGCAAAACTCCTCACCTGTGTGCAGCCTGTAACCTTCCTGAAACATCACTTTCAACCGGGGGTTTACATCCGCGAGATCTGGATGCCGAAGGGGTCAATCATCCTCGGGCACGCTCACAAGACTGAGCACCTGAATATCATTACACAGGGTCGGGCGCTGGTGGCGGTGCATGGTGTGGTTACTGACGTTCGGCCGGGGTGTTTCATCTCCGGGGTGGGGGTACGGAAAGCGCTCCTCATTATGGAGGATACGGTTTGGCTGACGGTGCACGCGAATCCCACGAATGAGCGGGATGTCGCCAAGCTCGAAGACCTGCTGATCTCAAAGAGCTCTGTGTGGCAGGAGTACGAGCACCGGATGGTAGAGGAGAGTTTCCGGGCGGAAATGGAGGCACGCACATGAGTTTTTTTGCGGCAGGAACATGGGCAGGCATCGCGGCCGGGGCGGCTCTGGCGGGCGCTGGATATTCGGCTTATTCTACCTATGAGCAGGGGCAGAATACGGCGGCGCTCGAACGCTACAATGCGCAGCAGCAGCAGGCACAAAATCAATACACTCTTGAACAGACGGCGCAGAAGTCTCTCGCGGAACGTGAGAACGCGCAGAAGGAGCTGGCGCAGCAGGAGGGCATGTTTGCCGCCTCTGGCGTCGTGGTGAACACTGGTTCCCCCCTCACGGTGGAGGCGCGGCAGGCCGCCCTGCTAGAGCGCAAGGCGGTGCAGACTGACTATGAGGGCGCAATCGCCTCCCGTTTTGGGCAGAGCAAGGTCGTGCAGGATGAAATGACGGGACAGGCCGCAGTTCAGGCCGGTAAACTCGGCGCTGGGGCCACGCTCTTGCAGGGCGTCTCGAAGGCGGCGGGCGACTACTCCGGCGGAGGCAGCTAATCCATGAGAATCCCACTCGCAAATACTCCAGTTCCCGGCGATGCGCAGGCTACCTTCGCGCCGCTCAGTTCATCGACCTATGACCGTATGGGGGAGGCGGGCGCTCGCGTCGGGCAGGCAATTGAGGGCGCGGCCAGCCTAGCCAGTCGGATCAAGGGCACGCTCGATGATGCCGCGATTCAAAAGGCTTCCGTGGAGGCGCACGCTCACCTCGCCGGAATGTTGAACGAATTCGAGAACGGGCAGGATGCGCAGAACGGGGATCCGTCGACCTATGCGGAACGGTGGAATGATGCGCGGTCGACCTTCGAGGATCAGCAGACCAAGCGCAGCGACCTTTCAAACCTCTCGCCCATGGCGCGGATCCACTATCAAAGCATGATGGATCAGTGGCGTATCAATGCGCAGATGCAGGTCGACCACTTTGCGACGGTGAAGGGCTTGCAGAACGCGGAAGCCAGCTATGTGAACTCTTTTCACGCAAACATGGCGGCGGGAAACATGGAGCAGGCGGTGCAGGGCATGCGGGATGGGTTGGAGCGTGGGGCGGTAAAGCCCGAGGTCGGGGAGCAACTTATTCAGCACGCGCCGGCGGAGAACGAATACAATCAAGCCTCGAAGATGGGCGCCCTGAATCCGGTCGTCACCGATGAGGCGCTGACGAAGGCGGACGAGAAGGGGAACTTTGTGAACTTCCCTCACTTGATTGGCGATGCGCGGACGCAGCTCATTCTGCGCATTCACCGGGAGGCTTCAATCTGGCAGGCCGGGAACGTCGACAATCTCCGCTCTCAGATTGACGCGAATCCGAATGATCCGGGGGTCATTGCGGCTATTCACCAGTCCGTACAGGACCGGAAGATCACGCAGCAGGCCGGGGACAACCTGATCGCCGGCATCAATCGGACGAATCTGGCGGAAGCGAAGGACACCGCTAATGTCTGGTCAATGCGGGTCCATGACTTCGATTTCACGGTGGCGAAGGATCCGGAGGGTGCGGCGCGGGATATGAAGGGTGCGATTGCCGGTCTTCCGACCGCCTTGCAGAAGCCGATAAACGCGATGATCGACAACAAACTCGCGGCGTCGAAAAAAGCGGAGATGCGGGTGGAAAAGCCGGTGGAGACCAATTTCTTCGCGAAGATGAAGGAGGACCGGGAGGAGAACGCTGCCTCGGTTCCGTACACCACGGAAGCAGGCACGAAACGTTGGTTTACTCCGAATGATCCAGCCAAGCAGAGAACGCTTTCCGGCGGATTGCGGGCGCTGCGCGGCATGACTGATTCCGAGGTCGAAGATAAGTTCGGCAAGGGAGTCACGCGGGATCAGGTGATGCGCGTCGAAGAGCTCAACTACTCGCAGAAGCAGGATCACATGCGCCAGTGGTTTGCGGCTCAGGAACCGGATGATCCGAACTTGCAGGAGAAAGCCACGCGAGAGTATCAGAATCTCATGCGGCCGGATGTAAATGAGGCGGTCTCGAAGGCGATTCTGCGCAAGGCGGCGGCGCCGGGCATGGTGGTAAACAAATCCTATAAGGATGCTTCGGGCGGTCGGGCCATCTATCTTGGCGGGGATCCTTCGCTGCCGGACGCTTGGAAGCAGATCAAGTAAGCCATGGCCTTTGATTTCAAAACGGCCACGCTTGAGGCTCCTCCTCCGGGGGCACAACCGCAGAGCGCGTTTGATCCCAGTTCCGCACTCATGGAACCGGATCGCCAGCAGGCGAGGCAGCCGCAAGCGCCGGACTGGGCGGATCTGTTTTCTGGCACGGAAAATCTGGAGAAGCACATGGGGCCGGAAGGCGCGGCTCACTTGCAGCAGCTCGACAAGTTGAGCGATGATCCGAAGGAGGGGCGGGCCGGCGCCGTGCTCCAGAGTTACCTGCAATCCGAGTTGCCGGCGCTCACTCCGGAATACATCGCCGCTAATTTCCAGAACGTCAAAGAGGGGTACGCCAAGCACCACTTCAATATTGATGAACCGGGGATAACAAACTCGAAGCTCTATGACCGGGTGGGGCAGGAATTCGAGGAGCGGGAAAAGGGCGCAATCACGCCCGGCGATTTCAGTTCGGTCGACAAGTTCCTGAACACGTATCACGGCATGTCCGCGACGCCAGCGGAGGGCTGGGCCACGTTGAACAAGCCTTTCGTGGAACTGCCGAAGTGTGAGGATTTCGTGAATAACCCTTGGGCGGGTCCGGCGAATCCGGCGCTCTGGTCGACCACGTACAACCGCATTTTCAAGCCGATCATGGAGGGGGTCGAGTCTCCATTCGGTGTGATGACGATGGGCATTGGTGGGGTGTTGTCCGGAGCCGCGAAGACAAGTCCGATTGCTCGGCAGATACTCGCCGGCATGTCGGGCTTTTTCGGTTCGGTATTCGTCAAGGCGGCGGTGCACGGGGCGCCTGAGACAATGAGGGTCATGCAGGATCCGAATTCAACCACACAAGACCGGCTCAACGTGCTGGCCGATGAGGTTCGCGACATTACCCTGAGCGTGCTTGGCGGGGTGGGTGCGGTACACGAATTGCGGCCGGAACTGGCGAAACTCCTCGAAAAGAAGTCACCCGGACAGGCGGCGGAGATTCTCAAGGTGGCGGCATTGACCGAAAAGGATCCGGTGGTGGCGGCCAAGATTGATGACTCTGGTGAGAAGGTTAATCAGATCTCGGATGAGAAGCTGAAGGAACTGGATAAGAAATTCGAGGAGGAGCATCCGGGCTTCTCTGAGCCGGGCGAGGAGCCACCGCTGCACGAGCCGGAACCGCACGAGACCGAGGATGGCGTACATCCGTCCGACGTTGAGGCGGCGCCTTTGAGCAAGGAGGAGGAGGCTCAGATGCGGGCGGAGGAGATGGGCGAAATCAGCAAAGGGCAATCGGGCGAGGATCTACTCAAGTGGATCAAGGGCCGGCTGCCTCACCCGGAGACGGCGGCGGAGAACGGCGATGCACTTTCGGGCGAGTTAAAGATGCTACGGGATCACTTCGCCAAGCCGGACAAAAACGGTCGGATCAATTACGGCGCCTCGGTGCAATGGTTCGCCAAGAAGGGCAAGGAGGTCATGCTTGACCGTTTGGTAGAGGGTGCCCGTGAGCAGGGTTTTGATTTTCAGACTCCGCACGAGCTTCTCTCGGCGGTCGATCAGGCTTTGCGGGAGCGGGCGGGGAAGGAGGAGGGCGCCGCACGGGAGACGGCAGTAAAGACCGAAGACACCTCCGGTCTGCCACAGAGCGAGGAGGGGGCGGTGAACGCGGCGGAGGCTGGGGAACCGGGCGCGGCTAAGACCTCGGCTCAGCGTGAGACTGGGCTGAAGAATGCCATGGCGGAGATGGAGCGGAAGGTCTACGGATTCAAGGATGCCACGCCGGCGGAGAAGCGTGCCATGGCGCCGGCATGGGAGCGGGCGGGGATGGCTCTGGAGCAGGATCCCAAGGCGGGCGAGCGGTTGGCGGAGCAGCTCAAGGCAAATCCGAATCTCGGGGTGAGCGACGATCAATCCGCCCTTCTCTTGCGGCATAAGAACGGGTTGTCGAACGCGCTCAATAATGCGGCCGCATTGGTCAACGATTCGGGTATGCCTGAGGATGTCCGCAACCAAGCACAGAAGGTGGTGCAGGATGCGAGTAAGGAGCTGAATGACCTCATGGATGCAGTTCACCGGCGCGGCTCGGAATGGGGTCGGGAAGGACGTTGGCGGCAGGCTATGGCAAAGGAGGATTACACCTTCGCCACGCAGCAGCGGCTCGCACAGGCGGCAAAGGGCGGGGCGCCGTTAAACGACGTCGAAACGGTGCAGCTCGTTCGGCAGCTCAAAGACCTGCAAAGCAAGGTCGACGCCTATGAGGCGCATATCCGCGAACTCCAGACCGCCAAGCGCAGCCGCACGGCAACCAGCAACACCGGCAAGAATGTGGTGGTGCAGTATATTTCGGAACAGGCCAATTCAGCGCGGGAACGCATCAAGGCGCGCATGCAGGAGGGGCGCTCTTACTCGGGGCTGGATCCGGAGGAGTTGCTCGACCACGCAATCATCGGGGCGGAGTATCTCGCGAAGGGCATTCAAAAGGCTGGGGATTGGAGCGTCGCGATGGTGAAGGAGTTCGGGGATTACATCCGGCCGGACCTCGACAAGATCCGGGCGCTCTCGGAACAGAAGCACCAAGAGATGCAGGACGAAGCCGGCGGCGCTGGGCGCCCCACACAGAACGATCTCAATCTGCAAGCCGGGGATTTGAAAGAGAAGCTTGCCACACAGGAGCGGCAGGAGGCGGAGGCAATTACGCCCGAGGTGCAGGACCGTTTCGATAAGGCGCTGGCGGCATGGGAAAAGGAGATTGCGCTCGGCAAGAAATACACCCGGACGCAGATCGACCTGAAGATGAAGGATCTTGAACCTTCTCCCGAGGTGCAGAAGCGCCTCAAGGATGCGCTCGACAAGTGGGAGGCATCCGCCGGCGGCAAGGAGTCGCGGACCCAGTTGGAGGCGGATATCGGGAAGATGGATCCAGAGGTGGCGGCGCGCATGAAGGAGGCACTCGATAAGTGGGAGAATGAGGAGAAGCCCCAACCCACTAAGGGGCAGATTGCGATTGAACTCGGGCAGGAGGGTGGGGTGAAGCCGGGCAGCGATGAGGATGTGCGCCTGAATCGGCAGAAAGCCCGGTGGACCGCTCAGCTCGCCAAATTGGAGGAGAAGATCCGGATCGGGGATTATGCTCCGGAGCCGAAGGTTTCCCCGGTGGAGATGGATGATGAAGCGCATCAACTCCGTGGGCAGGTGGAGCGGGCGAAGCAGAAGATCGCCATTAGTCGGATGGAGATGCAGGAGGCGGCAAAGCCACCCACAGAGAAGTTGATGGACATGGGCGCCGGCGGGGCGCGTGCCTCGGCTCTTTCCGGCTACCACACCCTTGCGAAACTCGCATCTTTCTCGGTCTCGCGGCTGGCGGAGATGCCGGCGACTGAAGCCTTGGGCGCGATGATTCGGCAGCTTCCCGGCATGAAGGAGATTTCCGCCAAGGCTAATCTGGAGGGTGGGGCGGAGGCGCGGGCGCTGGGCAAGGCGTTCGCCGGTCTCGCTACTAAGGGCGGGCGCGACGCTTGGCAGACTCTCGTGAGCGGCAAGAGCGACCTCAAGGCGGAGGTGGGGGACACAAGCGATAACTTTCGGCCGGTTCACTGGTATGACTATTTCGGTATCTCGCATGCGGCGGAGAAAGCGCCCCTCTTCCGGGCGGCGTTCGAGCTCGCCTTGGAGAAGAACTACGCGAACGCGATTGCCAACGGCCGAGACTGTGTGAGCGAGTTCGGTCAGGCGGTCTTGCGCAAGGAGGCGGGCGATTACGCAAACCGGGCCATCCTGCAGAATAACAGCATGGTGGCGGATGCCATCAACGGCTTTACTCGCCGGCTCGAAGCGATTGATCCGAAAACAGGGGAAGCCAATCAGAGCCGGTATCTGCTCTCCACGCTGATCAAGGCGTTTGTCACGAAGGGCATCGTGAAGACGCCTATGAATTACATCGCGCAAACGCTGGAGCGCACTCCGATGGGGCTGGCGCTCGGGACGAGCAAGGCGGTTGCGGCCAATCTTCGCGGCATCGACAAGCTCAGCAACACGGAGGCGAACACAATTACCCGGCTAATGAAAGTAGGGGCGGTCGGGAGTGCGATGTTTGTGTGGGGTGCCATCGACGCGACGAAGAAGGAGGAGGATCGGATCTTCGGGGGCTACTACCAGCCGGGCGATAAACGCAAAACGAGTGATGTCGGTTTTGGCCGGATGCGGATTGACGGGTACGAGCTGCCCCACTTCTTGACGCACAATCCGCTCACCGAGTCCGCGCAGATGGGCAATACGATGGTGCGGGTCGCGTTCTCGAAGGAGTCAAAGCACGACGAAGACGGGCGCGGCTATGCGGCCGGCATCCTTGCCTCAGTGCTCGCGCTAGGGGCTCAGGCGCCGATTGCCAACCCGCTCGCTCGTAGTGTGGAGGCGGCGCAACAGGGGAAGGTGAACAAGCTTTACTTCGATTTGGTGACCGGGCTGATCCCACAACTCTCGCAGAATCTCGCGGTGGATACGGACGACGCCAAGCGCAAGGCTCCGAAGACGCTGGAGGATGCGGTCAAGCAGGCGGTGCCGGGACTGAGGGAAGACACGCCCAAGGACTACAAGCACTCCCGGTGATGAATCTTGTAGAATGGCGGAATCGTGTCATGTGAATCCTCGGGTGGCGCCAACCACGCCCATAGTTTCAACTCCCTACAACTATGTCCCTCGCTACCACCCAGTCTCTTTTCCAGTACGCTATTGCCTCGCTCGGGCAGGTCTTCTCGCCTGCCTGTGCCATTCAGAATCAGGGTGATTTCGTGGTCTGGTACACGAGCACGCTCGGGGTCGATACGCTGCTGGTGCTCAATACGGATTACACGGTCACCGGCGCTGCAACCAGTGGCGTGATCCTGTCGCCCTCGGTCACGCTCGAAGGGACGGGGCTGCACTATGCGGTGGGCGGCACGCTCACGATTCAGCGCAAGAATGCCTTCACGCAGCCCACAGCCTTCATCGACGGCACCAAATATCTCGCGGCGGTGCAGAACAACTCGCTCGACTGGCTTTGCTATTCGATTCAGGCGCTCACGGATATCTCCTCGCGCTGTCTGCAAGTGTCTCCGACCTCGCCAGTGCAGAATCCGATTGCTCTCGCCTCGCGCAAGAATCAGTTGGCCGGCTGGGATGCAAACGGGAACTTTGTGACTTACCCGCAATCCCTCGCGGCCGGGGCGACAATCCCGAACGGGATGACGGTGGAGTTCCTGAGTGGGAGCACGCTGAAGCTGGATGCGGGGGCGACGTTCCTCTCGAATGTGGGCGGGGTATTCGATACGGGCGCCGGCGCTCGGCTCGCTCCTCCGGTTGCAAGTCAGCTTCTACTGGGAAGTGTCGACGGTGGGTTTAATGCAATCCATGGAGACACCTACGGCAATAGCTTCCTGCCCGGCCTTTATCTGACTGGGCGCTCGATGGGCGGCACGCGAGCCGCGCCTTCTGCTACTCCCTCCGGCACGGCATTGATTCAGGTGCTAGGTTACGGGTACGACACCGCTCCGACCACAAGCGCGGCGGGGTACTACAAGATACAGGCAAACTCGCTTTGGAGCGCGGGTAACCGCGAGGTGGCGCATCTGTGGAACGGTACGCCCAGCGGGTCGATCACACAGGCGAATTGGATGACGCTCACGGGAGTGGGTCTCGCGGTCACGGGGGCGCTGAGCGCGACGGGGAGTATTACCAGCCAAGGACATTTTTTAGTTAAAACAAATCCGGATACTTTTACATTTCAGTTTCAAAATACCTCAGGCGTCTCTCGGTGGCAATGGTATCCTAGTGGTACGGAAACCGGATCAAACGCAGGATCGGACCTCGCTTTTACTGGGTACTCCGATACGGGGATTTATCTCGGCGTCGCCATGAAGATTACCCGCGCCACCGGGGCGGTCACTATGCCGTTAGGCGGCGGCCTCGCGGTCACGGGGGCGCTGAGCGCGACGGGGAACACTATTCTTGGCAATGCCGCCAGCAGCACTTATCTTCAGGTCAAAGGATTCAACGCGGACGCAAATCAGGCTTTAATTTACCTAAACGGGGCCGCCGACAGGTACATTCTGAGTAACAGCACCGGGATATCTTTCTTCCATGGTGGCTCGCAGATTGGGCAGTTTTCTTCTACTGGCCTCGCGGTCACGGGGACCATCTCGACCTCTTCCACCACGTTGCACACCTCCACGGTCGCACTGACCAACGGAGCCGCTGCCGCTGCTGGCACTCTCACGAATGCGCCAGTGGCCGGCAATCCGACTAAGTGGGTGCCGATTGTGGACAATGGCACGACCCGGTACGTGCCCTGTTGGTAATTGACTGCCCGGCGCTTACTTGTTCCTCTGCGCCCATGGAACCAACCGCCCCGAAACAGATCACGGAGCTGAGCCGGCAGGATGCGCTCACCCTCCATAACGTGCTTGTGAACATTGGCGACGGGCTTTCCCCGCTCAACGCAATGCTCGCGGCCGATAACATCAACACCCTCTATCCCACGGCGAACTCGCTCAACAAGGGCCAGCTCGCCGCGCAGCGCAAGCAGGCGCTTGTCGACCTGCCGAACGTGATTGATGCCGCTCGTGCCCGGCTGGAGATCGGGGAGCCGATTGAGGCGCGGGGTGAAGAGCTCGTGAAGCTCGACCTCAAGCCGATGAATATCACACAGGAGGAGATCAAGACCGCCAAGATCACCCCCGGCTTTCTTGCCGTCCTGCGCCGCATGCTTCCGACCTCCTAAGCCATGAACATCAAAAATCCCGTAGTGCAGTCAGTTCTCCGCCATGCCGCCACGGCAGCCGGCGCTGTTCTCGCCCACGACCTGATTACCAAATTCGACTTCACGGCAGATCAAGCGAAGCAACTTGGCGGCGCCCTGCTCGTGGTCGCCTCGGCGGCGTGGTCGATCTACCAGAAGATGCAGGTCAAACCCTCGACTCCGCCCACGCCATGAGAAAGCTCTTCGCGCTCCTGCTCCTCTCCTTTGCGCTTGTCCGGGCGGCTGACACGGTGGGATCCGCCCAAATCGGGCAGACCATTACGCTCGGGGTGACGGTCAACGGATCCGCTCCCTTTACCTACCAGTGGAATTTCAATGGTGCGGCCGTTGCGGGGGCCACGAATGCTCAGCTCGTACTGGCCAACGTGCAGCCGGCGGCGGCGGGCACGTACACGGTGCAGGTCGCGAACTCGGCCGGCTCGACGGTCTCAAATAACTGCGTTGTGAGTATTACGCCGGTCCCTCCTTCCGGCGCCGTCACCACCTTTTCAGCAAAATGATCGGCATTCCGATGTGACGCTCCGCCCACTCCCATGAAAAATAAACTCGTCTCCCTCCTCCTCGCTGGCCTTGCGCTGGCTTTCGCCGGTTGCGGCACTCCCACGCAGAACATTGCCACGGGCACCTTTCTGGCCGGCAATGCCTTTGCCACGTACGAGCTCCAGCAGAGCCCCAAGAATCTGAAGGGGCTCACGGATCTGTCGGCGGCGCTGCCTCAGATCATCTCGGGCAAGGTGACGCCCTTTCAGATGGGTGTGCTGAACGCGGAACTGCAACCGCTGGCGGCCGCTGCCTCGGCTCAGCCGGCGAACGCGACTGCCTTTAACCAGATCGGCGCGCTGATTTCTGCAGCCGTGCAGGCCAATGTCTCGGCTGGGGGCGGGGTTCCGACGATGAATGATGCTATCGCGACGGCCGCGCTTCAGGACTTCGCGCTTGGGATTCAGCACGGGATTGCTTTCTGGCAAGGTCAACAGTCAGTGACGAATCCGACCCCTACCCAGTAAAACCGATACTAGGGGCGCTCGCTACCAACCGGCGGGCGCCCTTACCCCTCAGATGGACAACTTCACGCTCAGGTTGGCGAAGCTGGTGCAGCGGGCCTATGATCCGGCCTTCGACACGGATCCTCATGGGGTCGACATAACCGACCTCGGGTTCACGCCGGCGGAGATCCTGTGGGCCACAGATCCGGGCGGGGACTCAGTTCCCTACGGCATTATTGCCACGGATAACGGGCACGGGACGGTGGTTGCTCTACGTGGAACAGAAAGCGGGGTGGAGTGGGCGGCGGATGCGGATGCGATGCTAGTTTCTTGCAACTGGGCGCCGGGCTGCCTCGTGCACAAGGGTTTTTACCAGATTGCGGAGACGCTCCGGACCTCGAAAGGGGTGTTTGCGGATGTGGCGCTGAGTGGCGGGGGCTTCCTGAGTGTGGCCGGGCACTCCTTGGGCGCCGCGCTGGCCACGATTCTCGCCACGCGGATGAGCGCCAAGCAGCTTGTTTCGCTGGCTGGGCCTAGAAGTGGCTGCCAAGCCTTCGCGGCCCTAGGATTGGCTAGAATCGGCCTTGTAGCGCGTTTAGTGATTCCGGGCGACGTGGTTCCTACGCTGCCTCCGCCCTTTCCGCTGCCTTTCCGGCATGTCGGGGATGCCATCGAACTGCAAAAGCCGGCAATCAGGGACACTTTGGAGTGTCGCCACTCGATTGCCACCTACCTGAACGCCATGGATCCGAGTCTGCCGCTGGGTGCCGAGTGCGTTCTGTGACTTTATGGACACCGAGATCATCTCACACTTGCCCGTGAAGAAATATCCGACTCTGAAGGAGATCATCTATCTGGTGATCTTCCTCGCGTCTTTCACCGTGGGGGGCTGGATGGCAAAAGGGTGGTTTGTGGAGTCGCATCAACAGGTCATGGATGCGATTGCGACCTCGGATCAGTTGCACAAGTTGCGGTTGGAAGAGCTGGGCAACCGGCTGACGCATGAAACGGATGCGCAAACGGCCGAACTAAAGGCGCATGCCGGCCGGATCGAGGCGGTGCGGCATTACGGGTGGTCGAATGCTGACATGGCGCGGTGGGCAAGTCAGCTCGACAAGGCGAACCGGGCGAATCTGCCGAACTTCAATGTGCCGGACGTTCCCCCGCCGGCCGCGACGGCGCCTAATCAGCCACCGATGCCGTGATCCTCGGCGTCGGCGTCTGTGTTTCGTTGGTCATTTGTTTATTTATTGATGATTGAAATTATCTCCTCAATGGCTTCCGCGTGGGTCAGCTCACCTTCCCGGAACTCCATCAGCTTTACACCAATGCTTGTGCGGATCAGGGCGGCGTATCTGACCGAAAACTTTTTGTTTATCTCCACTTTGAAATCATCAGTGGTGATCCGGTAGATGGTTTTAACATAGGCGTCCTGTTCGTGGCACAGGATGGAGGCTTCATGACAAGCAAAGATGATGCAGCCCATCCTATCCATCTCCTGCGTGACCTCCTTGAGCCTTTCTGTCAGTTGATCCATCTCAACCTTAGTTTGCGCGTTCCATGTGCACTGCTGGCCGAAGGCTTCCTTCCAAGAAACCTTCTCGCCCGTCATGTGTTCTGCCGCACTGAAGCAAAATTCTGCGCTTTTCCATGTGTTGATTTCTTCGCGCAACCTGAGTAGTTCTGCCCTGTAGAGAGGGTGAATGTGTAAGCCATCTAAAGTATTGTCTTTATCCCACTCCGCTATCGGCGGTGCTACCATGGGCGATTTCGCGCTGAGAGACACCAAGATCAGTCGCGCCCCGAGGCTGAAATCTTGGCGTGGTGCGACAACGTTGAATATCTTCTTAGCGAGCAGTTCAGCGGTTGCCTGTTCCGCCGCATTTCTGGCCGCGTCTTGGGCTGGGGTGTTGGGGGTGCTCATAGTGGCTTGTCGTTTTCAGCCGCAATCAACGTCAGGACTGTTTCCAGCGCTAGGGTGCGCGTTTTGCGCAGATGCGCTGCGCCGTCTTTAATATATTTGCGCAACTTCTTTTCGTCGCCCATGAAGCAGCCGCAGAAAAATTCTATTTTTCCGCCTTTTTTAAGCTGGATCGCCGTCAGCATTCGCCCGCATTCGCCGTGGCCGGTGAACGCAATTTGCGCATAGCGGCGCAATGCGCCGTTGAGGCTTGCGCCGTCGAGTCTTGCGCCGTCGAGTCTTGCGCCGTCGAGGCTTGCGCCGTCGAGTCTTGCGCCGTCGAGTCTTGCGCCGTCGAGGCTTGCGCCG